TATGACACTGTAAGGCGCATCCACTCCGGGAAAGTGAAACTCACCTCAAGCAGGATACGTGATATCTCCATTGGAACTTTCTATATAAAGCCATGGGTAGCCGATATAACCGATGAGAGACGGGTACTGCGATACAACAAGGACGCAAGCCAAGCCAACAGCGCATTCACCAGAGGCGTATATCTCTGGTTCATTCTGGAATCAGGGCGGCTTTACGAGGTCTTTGAAATGCTCTCGTGGACGCGCACCGCAAAGTACTGGTGCACAGTTACAGAAAACGGTGATATCCAAAAACTATCTTTTGAAGAAAAAGAACAATGGCTAAAAAACCGTTAGGGATTGACGTTCTTGCCGCAGCGCGTGAGCGAATATCAAAGGTGTTTGACGATTTCCCGCGCATCTATCTTTCCTTCAGTGGCGGCAAGGATAGCGCTGTCATGATGCATCTTGTAATGGCAGAAGCGCAGCGCAGGGACAGAAAGATAGGCGTCTTATTTATTGATCTTGAGGCGCAGTACAAGCTCACGATAGACCATGTCGAGGAAATGTTTGCCTTCTACGAAGATAACATTGATCCGTATTGGGTATCCCTGCCCTTGCACATGCGTAACGCCGTCAGTCAATACGAGCCGCAGTGGGTATGCTGGCAACCCGACAGGAAAGATGACTGGGTAAGACAACCGCCCGAATCCGCTATTACCGATCAAGACCACTTCCCTTTCTTCCGCTACGCGATGGAGTTCGAGGAATTTGTGCCTGCATTCGGAGACTGGTACTCCCAAGGAAAACTGTGCGCGTGTTTCGTCGGGATCAGATCGGATGAGTCTTTGAACCGCTATCGGACTATAGCCGGGAAGAAAAGCACGTTTGAGGGTCGGCAGTGGATGACATGGTTAGGCGGAAACGTTTACAACACCTATCCGATTTACGACTGGCGCACAGAGGATATCTGGACGTTTAATGGCAAGTTCAAGATGCCATATAACCGACTCTATGACCGTATGCATCAAGCCGGACTAAGCATACATCAAGCGAGGATTTGCCAGCCCTACGGAGACGATCAGCGCAAAGGGCTGTGGTTATTTCACATAATTGAGCCGGAAACATGGGCGCGAGTCGTTGCTAGAGTAAACGGAGCAAATCAAGGGGCGTTATACGTGCAAGAGTCAGGGAATGTTTTGGGGTATCGCGGGATCACGAAGCCAGAAGATATTACATGGAAAGAGTTTGCTCACAGACTCATGGCATCAATGCCGGATAAAACAGCAGAGCAGTATCGCAATAAGATAGCTGTGTTTCTGAGATGGTACGAGGAGAGAGGATACAGGCACGGCATACCGGATGAAGGGTCTATGACAGACAAAACGACGCCGAGTTGGACTAGGGTTTGCAAGGCATTGTTGCGTAATGACTACTGGTGCAAAGGACTTTCTTTCAGTCAGAACAAGACAGCGGCTTTCGACAAATATCAAAAACTAATGAAAAAACGGAGAGCAGAATGGAATCTGATCTGACGCAAAACATTATTCAAGATTGCATAAAGGCTTTCCCGCGATTGACGGAACTTGACGAAGAAACCCGCATGGATGCAATAAATGAAATACGTAAGGCTTTGAGGGAGTACTCGCCTCTAAAGCGGGAACCGGTGGACTGCGTTCTATGGGTAAAGGCTGATGAATTGCATGCTAATGACTACAACCCGAACAGCGTGGCCCCGCCTGAAATGCGACTGCTTCAGCTATCGATCATGCAGGACGGGTACACTCAGCCTATAGTCGCATGGCCTGATGCGGAAGGAAGCTATGAAGTAGTGGACGGCTTTCACCGTAACCAAGTGGCACGGGAAGTCGGGGCAGTTAAAAAGCGCGTCATGGGTAGAATGCCCATCGCCGTAATAAATACGGATCGGACCAGCAAAGAAGATCGGATAGCTGCAACAATACGCCACAATCGCGCAAGAGGGAAACATCAGGTAGATGCAATGTCTGATATTGTCGTTGACCTAGCAAGGCGCAACAGGTCGGACGAGTGGATTGCAAAGGAGCTTGGTATGGAACCTGATGAGGTTTTGAGATTGAAGCAGATCACCGGACTTGCAGAATTATTCTCAGATAAGGAATTTTCTGAAGCATGGGAAGCGGTATGAAAAAACACATTCCGAATCCTACTGGTCGTCCGTCTAAACTAAAGAATGGACGGGACCGCACGATTTATATCGATGATGAGTCGTGGGAGAAAGCGAAGAAGATAGGAGACGGCAAGCCTAGCGAGGGGATACGGCGAGCGCTGGCGAATTGCAGCCACGTACAGCCGCTCGAAGTTTAATCTCGCACATCCAGCGCTCCTCAATCTCGGTACGCAGTGCCCTGTTGATTGTCACCGCATCGTCTGCTGCTGACACTCTATCCACGGCATAGGCGTCTTTGCACTCTGCCGGCATGGGCACGTCGCAGTAAACCGGGATCGGTTTCTCTACCACCTGAGTCTGAATGATCGGCTTGCTGGAGCAACTGGCCAGGATCAGGCTAACTGCCGCTATGGCGATTCTGTACATATTCCTTTTGCTCCTCGATGATTGCGGCACACTGCGCGTCTTGAGCGGTAGGTACAGGCGGCAGCGCTTTGATCGATACGATGGTCGCCTTGTGCTTTGCCGTCATGGTCTCAGCATTCTTCATCGCTTCTGATGCGGCTTTCTCTCTATCCTCGACGGCCTTGACGACAACGGCAACGCCCTGGCGCACGCCTGCGATATCGGTCTGGCATTCCCCGTTCGCTGTTTCCAGCATCGCACTACGTGACTCGGCTTTATCCTTGGCGGATTCGGCAAGCGCAACTTCTGCGCCATCTTTCCATCCTTTCACGCCCCAGCCTCCGCCGAAGCCGATGGAAAATGCTATGAGAATAATTGCGATTAATGTCACTTTTTAGGCCCTTGCCTTACCATTAGCCACTGTTTTTTAATCGATTGTAGGGCTTCCTATGAAGCCGGTTTTTGCACAAAAATTAAGCAAAGGTAGGGACAGCCACGTATCGAGGTCATCCCACAAACCCTTTATGCTGGTTGATTAGGCTGCAGCTTGCGCGGCCAGATCCTGCCCGATTTGCATCAGGGGAACGTTGACGCCATCGTTCACCATCTTTTGCAGGTTGACGTACGCTTGGCGGTCCAGCACGACGCGCTTGCGGTCATCGTTGAACAGAGTTCCGTCAGCGTTTTCGGCGCCAAGATAGATGGTTACCAACAGCTTGTCGGCGGGAACTTGCACATTTTCTTCGGACATTTCTATTTCTCCACAGTTTGTTTGGGCAGGATTGCCCGGGTACATCTTCGTCACTACTACCCCGTTCTTCAGGCGCCGGGATTTGCCTATGAGCCCCATGTCTGCGAGATAGCGCTTGATCGCCCTATGCTCTGCAAAACTTGGAGCGTCATTCTCTGCATGAAATACCATGCCTTTAAATTCGTATTCGTTGCCGTCGACATCGACGCTCACGACGCCGCGGTATGGGTAATCACCAGGTCCAGCGTAGAGGAACCGGATCAGGCCGACTGTCGGCTCAAGCCACTCTATCGTGACAGTCGGGCATATCTGCTTGTGGCCGAGCAATTCCCATATCTCAGTCAAGCTCTGCCCTCGCATATCGCTCGTTCCTCTGCCCGGCGCTTGACGAGTCCGGGAAGCACACGCCCCCCTTGCTTGTTCCACATATCGAATGCCGCGCAGGCCCCGGCATAGTCCTGGGCGTTAAACCTCTTCGCCACTGTCGATCCACAGAAAGCCTTTACCCCGATGTTGTATGCAAGGCTCACGCTAGCCGCGAATTCGTGTTGATACATTGGGGATGTGATGCACTGACGCACGCCCTGCGCATATACGCTATCGACCTCATCCAGGAGCCGCACCAGCGAACGTGTGGGCGTAGTCTTGTCACCCATATGAACATCTTTGGTGGACCCGAATCCGATGGTCGGCACATCGCCAGGCACGGGAATGTAGGCTTCTTCCTTGTAATCCTCGTGCACGGCAATTCCTACCAGCGTCGAGGCGGCAAGCACCATCGTTGCGACAGTAGTACGTATCTGAGTAGGAGATGGTTTAATCATGTTCTTTCAAAGCCTCATTA